TGTCAGAAAGAACATCAATCATATTGTCCAAATCTCTTTCAATAATGTCAGCAACAATAACATTAAACTCATAGGTCATGTATTGTAACTCTTGTGTGGCTGTATTTGGAACAACAAACATCAATGGGTAATAAGGTGCTTGATTGTCAGGGTTTAATTCCTTGTCTCTTGAATCAGTTAAATAACCAAATTCTGTTATGTCCCCAAATCCAAATGAATTGATTTGTTTGTGGTAATTGGAGAGTTCTCTAAAATCATCAATGATGGATTTAAAGTTAATTCCTTCATGGTATGGAGGTGGTGTGTAATAACTATATGTTGCAACTATTCCTGTTGAGTTTCCTGGTGCCCATGGATCCCATGTTCCTGTTCCCAATGTTGATGTATTTCTGGCAACATTACCAATTGAAGGATTGAAAATATACCAAGCATCCCCACCGAAGAATATAGAACCTGATCCACCAACTTTTGTAAATGCATTTAGAGCACTACTTCTTGTGTAAGTTCCATTGGAAGATGTATATGAACCATCAGAAATAATTATGGTGTTAATATATTCTGTCATTCCTGTCCATTCATTATAGGCTGCAGCACAACGATCAAGTGGTGTCTTGGTTTTAACTTTAATTAAACCAGTCCATCCATTTGTCATGTCTGAATATTTCTCCATGAATGGAGTACAACTTACTGTGTCATCAAGGTAGTATAAGTAATTGTAATTTCCTTGTTGATTTGTTACAGACAATCTGAATTGACTTATAACATCATTAAGGATTTGAAGTGTGTCAGAGAGTGTGTCGATTTCATTTGTCAAATCTCTTTCAACTATGTCCAATGAAACAATATTAAAATCCCATTCCTTGAATTGTAAATCATTAACAATGTTTGATGGGACCACGAACAATAATGGGAAGTATGGTGATTGTGAATTAGGGTTTTCTTCTTTGTCTCTTGATGTTGTGTAATAAGAAAGTTCATCCACATTTCCCAAACCAAATGAATTGATCTGCTTGTGTGAATCGGCAAGGTATTTTAAATCATCAGCAATGGTCTTGAAATTGATTCCATAAACTGGTAGTGGTGTTGCACTCGGTGGTGGAACACTTGGAGTAATACTTGGCGTTGGTGTGTTTGTGGGAGTGACTGATGGTGTATTGGTTGGAGTGGAAGTTAATGTGGGGGTGGGTGTTGGAGTAATCGGTAATGGAAAATACTTTTGATTGAAATAATCAAAGTTGTCGGTCATTTCTGTATTACCCAACTTACGATCATAGAACATCATTTCAGTATAAAGAATGTCACCTGGAGAAGTTTGTCTACCTGTTAAAAAGAATATTGGATTAACTGCCGTGAATAAAGTTGAGGTTGATGTGGTTGTGGTTCCTGTTAATACACCATCAACCCAAAGTTCTGTTATGATGTCTGATCCTGATTGGTATACACGAGTTCCGACAACATACCAATTGTTTGTGTCTCCACTTGCCCTTAAATCATTTGTGTCACTTGGGGTTGCAGCGGTTCTATAAAAGAAACCCGCAGTTCCATAACCTGGTGCTGTTGTAACATTTGATTCAAACCAATTATAACCTTGTTGTTGACCCAAATAGTTTGCGTCATCGTATGAATAAATAAAAGAATTAAAGGTTCCTCCTGTGTTATTAACCATGAAGAACATTGTGTATTCAGTAAATGAACCATAGTCACCAAGTTTGTTTGAAAGGACAGGTCCACCGCCATTTGCCTGTGCTGTTCCTGAAAAACCTAATGCATTACTGAATCCACTATAAACATAAAGAGGTTCAGCATTACTTACACCTGAAAAGAATAATGACGGATTGGCAAGGTTTGTTGCTTTGTCAATCTGTGGATTACCTCCTCCTGATGTGGAAATAATAAGCGATGATTGATCTGTAAAGTCAACCTGCCATGTTAAACCTGATGTTATTAAACTCATTTGTTTGCTTCTTTCATTTGTTTTTCTTTTTCCTTATTGAGATCCATAAGGAAAGAAAGATGATTAAGGGCAGCCATAAGGGGGATGTTAGTAACATGATCAACTTGCCAAACTTTGTTTTCTGCAAGGAAACTAATTGCCGCATACCACTTCCAAAACCCGACAAAACTATTCTCAACCTCATCATCTGCCACATCACCGGACTCTTCGAATAAAGATCCGAAAGAGTTTGTAACGCCCTTCCTGAATTCAACAAAAAAAAAACTGCTGACTCTAAATATTTTATTTTTAGATCAGAGAATTCTTCTATTCTTTTTTTGAAATCTGATTCAGAATATTTTGTTCCTTCCTCTATGTATAAATAGGCTGCAAGTTCGTTTAAGTTTGCTATTCTGTACCCCTCATCTTTGTTGAGGAATGTGTCAATGTCAACGAACTGACCAAATGAAATCTTGTTTACATCAACCAATGTATATTTGATTCCTTTGTGTTCAATGTTTCTGTGTAGTTCTTTCTGATCTTGGTTGATGAATCTATACAATTCACTTCCCACTCTTCTAATTGTTGTGGCATCTGATTCAAGAATGATTGATTCTTTTAATCCTGTAACCTTTGAGATCATTCTTACAAACATTTCTTGTTCATCAAGGATGTCTTTTAGTTTCATTATTTCAACCCACATTGAGATCGTAGGTTCTTTAACCTCATACTTCTTTCCATTGTAATCAATATACTGACTCATATTCTTAAATATTATTTTTAATAGACATAAACTTGTGTGTTTCTTGCCATCTTCATTTCCAACACATACCTTATACCATCAATGATGTGGTTGTTATTGTCGGTTGGTTCATCAAGGTTATTATTATTTTTGTCCACCTTCCAAACATACTGTTGTAGTTCTGATTGTAAATTCTTTGAATCTTGATGGACATAAAAGTTTGATCTTTTAATAAGATCTATTCCATGTAATATACTTTGTTTCTTTACTGGTTTTGCATTGATTCCATTTCTCTTTAACTCTTCAATTGCTGATGGGTTTGCTGAATCACAAATGTAGTCATCAAAAAGATTTAATCCGAGATCCTTGATCTTATAAACGAAATCAGGGATGGTTACATTTTTGAGGTATAATAATTCCTCACAAAATATGTCATCATTTAATTTGTGGACCTTAACCAGTGTTGATGGATCTGAATACCCCCAATCGATTCCAAACCCTAATAACTTTGCTCCTTCTGGTAATGTTGAATATGTTTTCTGATGTGAGAATACAACTCTTGTGGGGGTTCCTCTCTGACCAAGACCAAACACTCTCCATAAGTTTGGATCCCTGTCTTTTAGTTTCTCGATCTCATCGATCTGTTGTTGAGGTAAGAATGGATTGTCCTTGTATGTTACAACTGAATAGAAGGTGTCTGTTTGACCTTCCATGTCGTAGAGGTAAGAGTTCCATAAAGATGGATTGAAGTCAAGGATCATCTTCTCTGATGTTCTTAATGACAATTGAACAAACTCATCATAAGTTATTTCTGTTGCTTCATTTATAAAACATACATCTCTCTTTCTTCCCCTGATCTTTTCTTCTGAATCTAATGAGAACCATTCGATGATGTTGGTTCCTATTTGGTAATAACCATCAACAGAATGCCAGTCTTCTTCTTTATAGATTTCAAGTAATAACAGGATCTCTTTTAGATCTCTTAATACTGATCCTTTAAGTGCTGGTAATGTTTTTCTTACAATGGAGTATGTCTTGTTGTCTTCATTAATAATATTAATTACTAACCACAGAATAATGTTCCATGTCTTTCCCGCACGACTCGATCCTTGAAAGATGTAGTTTCTATAATTGGGGTCCAATAGATCCTCAAATACTTTTGTTGTCTGTACCTTCAAGTTGTTTCTTTTCGTGTGATTCTTTTAGGAGTCTGTTAAACTCTGCGGTGATTCTTTTCTTTTCACCTTTCAATCTTTCGTTTCTGGCTTTGACCTTTTTGTTGTGTTCCTTTTCTTTCTTACCCATTCATTAATTTTTTTTCTTTTAGAGTTTTAACAAACACCAAATTCTTTTCTTGTTTTATTACATGATTGTATATGTCTGTTGCAATTCTGTTCATCTCGATCGTGCATTCTCTTCTCTCCAATTCATTAATACCAAAGAATGTTAATTCAAGGGTATAGAAACACTCACCAGTCAATTTAAATGAATCTTTGATCATTGGGTCTATTATAAAATGATCCTTGAAATTTGACCCCTTTAAAGAAGAATTAACCACTTGTTTAACTCGATGAATAAACTTCCTTGATGCTGTCTTATGTTCCTCGATCTGTGAGACCATTAATCCTTTCATCTGCAAATAACAAGTCTTCATGTCTTTTCTATTTGCTGCTCCTGATGAACATTGGAGTTCATCAAATGTTCTCATCTTAAAACTTACTGGATTCCCCTTAATCATTTCCTTGTTCTTTGCTTTTAATTATTTCTATTTCAATTTTCTTTGGTGAGTCAATCTTTTCTCCACCTGATGTGATGTCAACTTTCTTTTCAACATTCCACTGATCCTTAAATTTGTTTCTCATTATTAGGGACCACAGGTTTGAGTTTAGATCTTTTGACTTACCTTCTTTGAATCCTTTTCTTGGAATGGAAGCCCACCAAGTATGACTTAATTGTCTCATCTCATTAATGGTATTTGAAAAGTGCTTATTTTCATCAACCCATTTGTAGAATAACTGTGACCCTATACCCAACCAAACGATTGCATCGATGTCAAACATTCCTTCGTTTCCCATCTCAATCATTTTTGTTTCCCAATTCTCTGGTAGATCCTTTAATGTTTTAGGTGGTCTCCCCATTGGATTTTTCCCAATCTTCATATGTCTTTAATTTTCTGTCTAAATGCTCAATTCTGCTTTTTAATCTGATCCAACATTCAGCACAGTTAAGTGCAAGTTGTTCAGGGAATTGAGAGTTATGGAAATTTACAACCCACTTTTTTTCTGTGAGTGTTTGATTCCTTGAAATAAAATAATCATTACATCTATTTATTTCTTCTCTTGTATAATTTGGCTTTGTTGGATTGGTTAATGTAACAGATCCATCATTGTTTTGAATTACTTGTGGTCTTTGTTCGACCTTCTGTTTTTGTTTACAATTACACCCCATAGTTAATTTTTTTTATAGTGTTCATTTCTCAATCTTCTTAATTCTCTTCTGTATTTGTTGATGTCTCTGCTTACTGAATTCAGAGGGATCGTTGTTCTTTGTGAGAGTCTTGTTATTGATGCTCCTTCTTCTAAATATAATTGAAAGAGTCTGGCGTAATACCACCATTCTCCTTTCTTATGAATA